CGAGGCGGCGGACGCGGAACCGGAACGGGTGGTGTGGGTGGCCGGGGTGGGCGACGTCCAGCCCGACTACCTCCGGCGGGGCCGTTGCGCGTGCGCCGACCCGCCCGATTGCTACGGCCACCCTGGCCTGGCTGGCCTGCTGCAGCGCCGCCCATCTCGCCCGCATTGACCACGAAGACCCGCTGCGGGCCGTCACTGTCGCCGCCACCGGACTCCCCGCCCTTGGCCTCCTGGAATGTTTCCAGCAGCTTGAGGCCGGTATCGGCTAGGTCAAAGCCGCCCTTTTGGGCCTCGCTCCCGCCTTCCGCTGGCGGTCCGTCCTTGTTCTTGTACGCATCGAGGCCCGTTTTGATCAGCGCGGCGGCAATGGAGGCCTTGCCTTGCTTGCCTGTGCCGGTCGCCTCATCCCCGGCGCCGCCCGGGTTGACGATTTCAACCTTTTGAACACCGCCGGAGCCGCCGCCGAGAACGCCGCGCCCGATGTTCAGTAGGCCTTTCATAATCTTGAAGCCGGAGAACAGCGAGGCGGCTGCAGCAATGCCGCCGCCCAAAGCCACTACGCCCGCGACCACCTTGGGCGACTCCTCGGCCAGCCCGCTGATAGTTTTTGTGACGGTGATGATACCGCTGGCCAAACGGTCCGTGAGCGGTGCCAGAGCATCCCCCACGCTGCGCATGGCGTCGTCTGTACCTTGCCCGGCTTCCTTCCATTTCTGTGACGACGTGTCGCGGCGTTCGATCAGGTTTTTGTCCAGGATGCCCTTGGCGCCACCCGAGTCCTTTTTCAGTCGCTCGTAAAGATCCTTATTTTGCATGTAGGCCGTAAGCGCGGCCTTAACCTGCATGTCTGCGAACAGATCCCCAGTGCGTAACGCCTGCTCCAAGGAACTCATCATTTCCTTGGCCTTGGTCGGGTCGGATTCCTGGCTGATCTTTGCCATGGACTCGGCCATCAGCTGGGACTTTTTCGGGTCTGTCGCTTCGACGTACTTCTGCGCCAGGGCGAAACTGGATTCCAGTGTGGACTTGCCGTTCAGCAGGCCGGTATTCATCGACGCCTGATAGTCGATTCCCGCAGCCTTGTAGGCCTTGACCGTTTCGCCTGAACCGATTTTCTCCATCCAGTTCTTGAGGTTATTGGCGGCCGCATCGCTGCTGCCGGCCGTCTTCATCTGCACCTGCAGCATGGCCCCTAGCTGCGTCGCTGCATCGTTGCCCTCGATGCCCAGCCGGCCCATGCCGGCCAGCAGTTCAGGGAACCACCTCGCCATGTCACTGGCTTCAAAGCTGCCCGCCTGGCCCTGGAACGCGACCGCCTCCAGCGCCTGCTGAATCTTCGCCGGGTCGGTAATCTTCGCGTTCTGCATCAGCGCGTTGATCATTTTGGCAGTGTCGACGCCGTCCGCGCCCTGGCCGACAACGAACTTGGCGGCGACCGGTGCGTACTCCATCGCCTTGGTCAGATCCATGCCCGCACCCACCAGGGCGTTGACCAGATCCGCTACTTCGTTACGCGCCATGCCGCTGTCGCGGGATGTCTCGATGATCTTTCTGGAGACTTCGCCCTCTTGCGGCTTGTTGGCAATGCCCGCCTTGATCGCGATGTCACGAATGATTGCGTTGTAGTCCGCACTGACTTTGGTCGGCAACGCCAACGCTGCTGCGCCAACGGCCACGCCCGTGCCGACTCTGCGCAGCCCAGCACCACCTTGCTGCAACTGGGTTTGTCCCTTGGACTTGAGTTCAGCACTACGGGCGAGACGGCCCATTTGCTGGTAGGCCTTGCCGAGGTTTCTAACCTCAACCCCTTGGCGCTTGAGGCCGTCGAGATTGGCCTCCAGCTTGCGGCGCAGGCCATCAGCCCCTGCCGCTCCCGAGGCGTGCGCTTTTTGCCATTCCTGACGCAGGCGCATGGTGTCGCCAATGGTTCGCTGCAGCACCCGCGACCTGGCCCCGACAGCATCCAAGCGCTTGATGCGACCCTCTACGTCCTTGAAGGCGCTCCCCACCGTAGAGCTCACGGTGCCGCCAATCACCAGACCAAGCGCTAAATTGTTCGCCATGTCGCCACCTCATCTAGGGCAGATTCACGGGCCGGGCGGCTCACTCAGTGAGCCACCAAACCATGTCGTAAAACGGCATATTTTCAATCTCGGAAAGGGTGAACCCCGTTTCTTTCGACAGACGTTTAGCCGCGAGTCGGATCAGGGCCGTGTTAAAGCTCGTCGTCTTCACCCATGCGAAAATAGGCGGTTTGCACGCGAACATAATCCTTCAGCTTCAACCCCTCCAGATCGGCGGCGGACGTATCGGCCAGGCTGGAAAACAGCATCAGCTCGACCTTTTCCTCATCGCCCGAGTGGACTTTTTGCGCGGTGCGGACCTCGCGCAGTGTGGGCGAGCGCAGGCGAATCGAGTCCACCTGAATGCCGTTGATTTTGCTGGGCGCGGTCAACTGGACCGTGACGCCTTCGGCATCGATCTGCATCCAGCTCGGGATTGGATCGGGCTTTTTGGCTTCGTTGGCTACTTGCATGGTGGTCTTTCCTTAAATGCCGAGGTTGGTGCGGTACTGGGTCAACTGGTCCACGCCGTCAATCACGCGGACGGCGTTCAGCGGATCGATCTCGTAAACGAGCGCGCCGTCGACTTCCAGCTTGTAGTAGCTGACGGCCACCGAGTACTTGAACTCGGCCTTGTCACCGGACTTCCAGTCGCCCGGATCAATCTCTTTGAGCATGCCGCGGATGGTCGCGACCACCCCGACTTCCGCGCCTTTCTGGCCCTTGAAGGTGCCGCGAAACGCCGCATCGAAGGCGGTCTGGTCCGCCAGGCCGAAGTATTTCATCGACTCTTTGCGCACGCCGGTGGTCGTGAAGCTGGACTCCATCTTCTCCATGCCCATGTCCAACTCGATAGGGGCGTCCATACCCCCAGCGCGGTGTTCTTCGGTTTTTAGGGTCAGTTTCGGCAGGGTGAAGCTGGGCACCTCGCCTTGAAAGCTGATGCCGCCCACGGACATGTTCTGGCCGAAGAGTGTTTGAGGAATCATTGCCATGCTGGAGCCTCCTTAGGCCTTGATATCGAGAACTTCGGTGACCCACTGATTGGTCACTTCGAACAGGAACGTCGGGTTTTCTGCGACTGGCACGTCAGTGAAGCGGATGCGCCAGAAAATCTTGCCCTGCTCCAGCTGCGTGGCCGTGGTCATTTCAAGGTCGGGGTAGACTTCGAAGTTGATCAGCGCGCCTTGCGTCTTGAGGTCGCGCATGAAGGCGTTCAGGCCCTCGGTCACGTCCTTGACGTAAGTTTTGGTAATTCCCAGGTCGACGGCCCACTTGTGGCCCGCCTGCACTGCGGCCATGACCATGTCGAGGGTGCGAACGCGGGTGACGAACGTCCACTTGGAATCGCTGGACAGCGTGCGGTTGCCCCACAGGCGGTAGCCGCCATCGCGGATGATCGTGGTGATAAACGCGTTGTTGAGCAGGTTCGCCCGGCAAGTCGGGTCGTTGTCGAGGAACTCCACCGGGCGCGTGGTGCCGGTGATGCCGACCATTTCCTTGTTGGACGGCGACACCCAGAACCCGTAGTTGGCATCGGTCCAGGCGAACATGCCCGCCGCCCACGCCGAGGCTGGGGCATTCACGGTCGCGCTGGCCACGGTGTCCCAGTACTGCACACCCGGATCAACCATGTAGAGGCGCTTGCTGCCGAACTCCAGGGCGTATTCCAGGGCGGCTTCGTCGGTGGTGCCGGGGCCGTCGATGATCGCGATTGCGCCCAGCTTCTCGGCTAGCGAATCCATGGCCGTTGCTACGGCTTGCGTGGCGGAATGCAGCGGTGCGATCAGCAAACGAGGCTGGGCGTTGAACCGGCTCTTGCCGTCGAGCAGCGCTTGCAGGCCAGAACGGTCGCCATTGGCCTTGACGCCACCGATGATGGCCGAGGTCAGCGCGGCAACATCTACCCCCTGCTCGACACCGACCGCGACGATCACCGCCTTGGCGCGGACATAGATCGCCTGGCAGGCCCGGGTGATTGCCGAGTCAGCGCCGAATGCCGCAATGGCTTCGCGCTCAGTGGTGATCAGCACCGGCACGCCCGGCGTGGCGGTCGGAATGCCTTCGGCCAGCGGGCCGGTGGCAGCGACGAAGGTGTCGACCAGGCCAATGATCGAGGACGACGGCAGCGAGATAGTGCGCGGCCCGTCGTTCACGATAGAGGTCGTGACGCCGTGAAAGAAACTCATAAGGCAATCTCCAGAAACGAAAAAACCCGCTCGATGGCGGGCCGTTGGCGGCTTGTGTTTGCCGGAAGGCAAGGTGTGCGGTGTTACGGTGTTACGGGTAACGCCGGGGCTCTGACCAGCTTCAAATCCCCCAGCACGCCCTCGACGGTGCGGCGGGCGTTGCAGTGCTTGGTGTACGCCAGAAAGCTGCAGACCCGTTGCCGGACATACTGCGGGTCTATCTGGCCTTGTCGGTAGCGTGTCATCAGTTGCCGGAACGAAGCGCGGGCGCGCTTGATGTTGCGCTTGCGTGGCAGCAGGTGGGTGGGCCAGATCCGGTAACCGCAAAAGTCCAGGCCGCGCTGCCAGGGGTGGATGGCAGTTTTCGGGTTGAGCGCAAGGCTCAGCGCGGCGACTTCGGTCGACAGTTCGGCCAGGGCCGCTGCCGCGCACTCCTTGTCAGGCAGTACGGCGATAAAGTCATCCATGTAGCGCACGTAATGCTTGATGCCCATGCGGTCCTTGGCGACATGATCCAGGCGGTTCAGCAGGATGTTGGCCCCTAGCTGACTGGTCAGCGCCCCCACCGGCAAGCCAATGCCGGTTTCGTTGCCATAGCCATTGATGATCTGACGCCACAGCCACAACACGTTCTTGTCGGCAATGGTGCGCTGGATCTCCCCCAACAAAACGTGATGCCGGATGCTGGCAAAAAATCGGCTGATGTCGGCCTTGAGCACGTACACCCCGGGGCCGTGATTGCGCTTGGCCACCTGCATGAAGTGCTGCGCTCGGGCCACAGCGGCTTGCGTGCCCATGCCAATGCGGCAGGCATAGGAGTCGCTGATGAACTTGCGCTCAAACAGGGGATTGACCACCCGCACCAGGGCGTGATGGATCACGCGATCCGCAAAGGGCGGGGCCTGTATCAGGCGCAGCTTGGGTTCCTTGACCACAAATTCGCGGGGCTTGCCGGGCTTCCAGCTTTTCCATATCAAGTGGTTTTGCAGGTTGACCAGGTTCTCTTCGACGTTGGCTGAAAAGCGCATCACCGAAGACCGGTTGCGCTTGCCGCGCCGTGCCTCTCGGTAAGCCTGATACAGGTTGTCGAAGTCGATTATCTGGCCCCACAGGCCATTGGTAGTGATCGGCACAACATAAGCCTTAGCTCTTCAGAGCGGAAATTAGGTCGGGCGGCGCCACATTCGCCGAGGCTACTAGCCGCGACGCCCTGTAAATCTTTGACTGCATGGTCTGGACAGAGGCTCCAAAGGAAACGCACTGGACGCGGGCCCGTGAGCCCGACGCCTTCTGGCGGTAATCGTTTGCGAGGCGGCCGCCAACGTTCGTGTTCGCGTTCGACGCGGCGTTGTTGACGTTCAGATAGAACAGCCCGGCGTTCGAGCCGTTGCCGTAGTTGCCACCGTAATAAGCCCCTGCCCTACGTTCGTTACTGGCGGGGTGCGGCTGGGCCTTCGTGCTTGACCCAGGCGCCCACTATTCGCCCTATTTCATTGACATGCCTCATCCAGACATCGAGGCGGTGGGTGTTGATGTAGCTCAGCCGGTGCGCTTTGCGCACCAGGTGACGCAGCACTTCGATCTCCACATCCAGATCAAACAGCGCGGCTGTCTTCTGGCGGCGCTTCCATGCCACCACTGTCAAGCGCAACAGCTGATTGCAGGTGCTGCGCAAATCAGCGCAGAGCAAGTGCCGTTCCAGCTTGGGGAACTGGTGCAGCACCGTGTGCGTGTAGCTGTCCAGGTCCTCAAGCTTGGTTAGCAGGGTCAGGTGCGCGTCACTCACTGACCCGCTTCCCTTCATCCTGCTCGATGTTGTTTTCGCAGTGGTTGGGGTCGAATCGATCCAGCCAGCGACACAGGCGGCACGCCCACCACTTGCCCTCGCGGGCCGCCTTGCCGGCGCGCGAACTGATCGTTTCGTCCTCGTCGCCGCCCAGCGCGGTGTTGGCCAGCTGGTCGAAGGACACTGCCAGACGCTGGCCGCGAGCGCTGTTCGCCAGCACGGCGCAGAACATCCACACCAGGCTCAGCACAGCCGCCAGCGCGCACATCAGCAGCAGCGCCAGGCTCCGCGCAATACGCTTCACCATACGACGGCCCCCACTTCTTCCAGCGTTTCGGCCTTGCCAAGCAGATCCTCGGCGGCCTGACGCTTGCCGATGATCGCGCCCGAATACGTGGCGTAGCCCACGGCCTTGGCCTGGACCCGTTCTGCCAGATCTGCAACCGTCAGGCCGCGCACCTCGGCGATGGCCGCCAGCAGCAGCGTGGGGCCGGGAGGGTCGAGCAGAAACGCCGCCGCTTCCTGCACCTGCTGCGACCAGCTCTGCAACTCGCCGGGCGGGTAGGTGCTGGTCAGGGCCGCCAATGCCAGCTCACAGGCTGCATTGATCTGCGCCAGCTTGGCGGCCTTGGCGGCCTCCAGCTTGTGCGCCTCGGCGGCGGGGTATTCCAGTTCGCCCAGGTACTCGGTATCCGCCAGTGAGCACGCCGGGATCTCGTCCGGCTGGCCGGACAGGATCACCGCAACAAACAAGCCGTTTTCGCGATACTCCAGCGGCACCGACCAGACGCGAACCTTCGCGTCAGCCTGAATCACGGGCAGCACTACGCTCTGACCATTAACGGTCAGGGTTCCATTTTCAATGTTCAAAAGCGCTCTCCTAAGAGCAAAGGGCGCCCGCTCGGCGGGCTAGCCCAAAGACATGACTCAGGTCACAGGACCCATTACACCTTCGCGAGGCGGCCGCCAACGATCGTGATCGCGTGCGACGCGGCGATGTAGACGTACAGAAAGAACAGCCCGGCGACCGAGCCGGAGCCGTAGTAGCCACCGTGATACGCCACGGCATTGGCGCCCTGATAGAAGTAGTCGCCATAGCTGCCATTGCTGGCCGTCGCATCAACCGTGGCAGGTGCAAAGATGTCGCGCAGGTCGTAATCGACGCCAGCGTCCTCGGCCATGGTCACCGGGTAGGCGTTAGCGGCTGGAGCGGTTCGCGTGGTGGTCAGGTACGACTTGTTACCGTTGCGGTCCCAGACCTTGAACTTGCTCGACGCATCGGTCTGCAGGCCGTCAACCATTTGATAGACGTTACCCCACAGCCCGACGATGCCGCGCCAGGTGGCTTGCGCGACCGTGACACTGTCCACCGCCTGAACGGCGCTCGTGCTGACGTTGCCCTGGCCGATCAGGGCTTGCGAATCCGCGCCGCCCATTTCGATCATCGCCAGCGTCTGAATCGCCGACAGCTGGTAAATCGACCACAGCGCGAAACCGCTGACGCCTGCCGTGTTGCGCGCACTGGCGCGGGCTTGCATGGTCGGGAAATCGATACTGGCCAGCGGCATCAGGCCAGGCTTGGAGCCCAGCTTCGCACCGTCAGTCGTGCCCTGATACTTGCCGACCCAGAACTGCGCTAGGTCCGCGCCCGCATTCTTGAACGCTGGGTGCAAGGTGAACCCTGCCGCTGGCTGGTCGGAAATCCATACCGCCTTCTTGCCAGTGTTGGCCCCCGAGGCGATGGTGCCGCGCTTCACGTAAAAGGCTGGGACTCTGACCATGTTCTGGCCGTCGACCAGCTGGTCCTGAATCGCGCCGTAGGTGGCGTGCGAGCTGAAAAACGAGGCGTCCGTGACCTTGGTTGCGCCGTTTTCGTCCACGCGCGCCCAGGTGCCCCCGCCGCCACCCGTGGCGAGCATGGCGATACCGATCACGTTAGCGAAAGCGGCCTTGGTGGTGATCTTGCTTTCGGTCGACCACTCCGACCAGCCCTTGGCGGTGCCTTGATGGCGCACTTGCAGGTAATAGCTCAGCTGGCCCGGCAGCAACTTGCCCGCAGGCACCACTGCCGTGAGCTTGTTCACCGCATCGGTGCCGCTGTCCCATACAGGGGCGGCGTAAGTACCTGCGGCCTGACGAATCCGCCACTGGCTGGCCGCGTGCGTATCCGCGCCGCCCGAAACGACAAAGGCCGAACTGGTCAGCGTCGGCTGCTCGGGCACGTCCGTGGCGTTTGCGGCCGGCCCGGTGATGCTCGGCGCGGCGACGTACACAAACGAGGCGGCCGTGGCGAAGCTCGACACTGCTGAGTAATCCGACCACAAGCCGGCCACGTCCTGGACGCGAGCGCGCCAGTAGTAGGTTGTACCCGCGACCAGCACGGCGGCAGGCAGGGCATACGACAGCCCCGAGCCCAGCACGCCGGAGTCGTGCAGGATGGCGGCGAAGCCAGCGCTCGTCGACAACTGAAATTGCACGGCCGCCTGCGTGTTGCCGGACGGCGAGCTGTAGCCAACCAAGGCCAGCGTTGGGCGCTCCATCACCCCGGCAGCAGCGGCGGCGGGTGTGCTGATCAGCGGCGTTACTGGGCGCAAGTCCGGGTTGATAAAGCCGCCTAGGCCGGTGGGCGTGCCGAGCGCAACCAGGTGCGCAATGCTCATCGCTTCACCCGATATGTCCAGGCGCAGCCAGCCGTCACCGCGCATCGGCAGAATGTATTCGTAATCGGCGTAGCCGGTCGGGATATCGCCATCGGTACGGCGCAACGACCAACCCGTTTCTTTCCACGTCGGCTGGTAGCCGTCGCGGTAATACAGACGGGCCATGCCCGAGTTGAGCGAGCGGCGAATCACGACCGCACCACCTGCAGTGTCGGTGCCAATATTGATCGAGCGCGTCAGGTAGATGTCGCCCGGCGCGGCGGCGGCGCGGGAAGCGCCCAGCACCTTGATGCTGGAGCGGCGCAAGGTAGCCGAAGGCCCCCAGTCGCGGGACAGGTTGGCCGCCAGACGAACGCGGGCGCCAGACAGCACGGTCTGAATCTGCACCAGGGCCGAGGCCGGGGCTGGGTCACCGTTCGCGTCGAGCGCAGTCGGATCGCTGAGCACGTAGAACTCACCAGGGCGCAGCTTGGCTGTGGACGCCAGGTCGATGGAGTCATCGCCATTGACGCCCTGGACAATCGCAATCGGGTCCAGGTCGATCAACGTGTACCCGGCCACGAACATTTCGAACTTGACCACGTTGTTGCGGTACAGCCAATCCAGATCTTGCGCCTTCTGCACCGAGACGGCGCTGGAAGACTCGACCCCTTCCAGGCGGCTCTCCAGCTGCTCGACCTGGTCGCCCAGCGTTCCGTTGGCCTCGACGATAGCGGCCTGCAATACCACGTCGTTATCGAGCAGGGCTTGGTGAATCGGGTTCCAGGTGTCCGGGTGGGCCACGCTATTGGTGGTCAGCGCCGGAACGGTGGGAGCAAACACCGGGTTCTGACTTGGAGTTAACGGCATAGCGACTTACCTCAATATTCAAAGACCATTTCAATTTCGAGTTCGCTGTTTTCCTCGAACTCCTTGGGTGTCAGTACCGCGCGGCCGACCAGCACCCCTGCCGCCGTGAACACCCCCACCTCGCGCACCACGCTATTGCCGACCTGAATGCCGGCCAGCACGCCGATCACCTTCACCTCGGGGCCGGTCGCAATGGCCGTCACCGGTATCCGTACCAGCTCGCCATACAGAGCCGTGTCATCCGCCGCCGAAAACGCCTGGGCGCTGGTGCCAAACGCCATGAAGGCAATCGGGGAAATGGCGGCGCCGGTCGCGGCGCTGAGGGCGACGGCGCTTCGATAGGCATGGGTCGTCGGCGTTGCGTTGGGGTTGCTCATATCGATTCCTGAGTGGTGATGCCTTTATGTTTGAAGCGGGCCAGGCCGTTGAACCAAAGCCCGGGAGCGCCCAGCGCGGCGCCTAACAGCCAGCTGCCGTCGAGACGCTGCAGGGCGGTGCGATCCAGCTGGCTGTCAGCAAGGCCCACCCCTTCCTCCAGAGGCCAGCCGCGCAACGTCATCTCGTCCAGCGCCCAGCGCCCGTCGAGTACGCGCCATTGATTGCCCAGGGTGAGTGGCGACTCTTGGCGAGCGCCGCCCAGCGTCATGCGCAAGCGCACGCGCATCTTTTGGCGAAACGTAATGTTCCCGTTATCCAGTGCCAGCCCAGTCAGCGTTCGGCCATCCAGCGGGCGGCCGCTCAGTCGCCATCCGCCGTCGAGCGGCAGCGGCACCTCGTCGCCAGCAAGCCGCCAGCAGCCGTCGAGCGTTCGGCGAGCGGCAGGCTGAAAGCGCTTGCAGCTGACGAACTTGACGCGGACCCGAGCGGCCAGCGCCTTGAGGGTGATGCGCGAGTCAAAGCGCATCGCCATGCCGACGATCAGCGACACCAGCTCGCTGCGCTCCGGCGCGAACGCCTCGGCCACCGCGCGGATCTTGCGTTGATGCTCGCGCGACCACAGGCTGTCGGCCACGTTCAGTCGAATGGCGTACTGCGCCCAGTGGTTCAGGGCGCTGCGTCGGACGATTTGCCCGTTAAGCCCTGTATCCGGCGGGCTCAGTGTTACCGATCCGTCTAGCGACCAGACCCCGTCAAGCACATGGCCGCCGGAGGCGACCCATTGCGCGTAATAGGTCGACTGCTCGACCAACTCCAGCACGGGATAGCCAAAGGCGGCCAAGGCTTGCTTGATCGCCCAGGGCGTGCCGCGCTTGCGGTGCCATTGAATGGCCCCGCGAATCAGCTCGCGGCGCTGCTCCTCCGTGGCGGCCAGCTCCCAGAAGTCCACCGACAGCGACCAGGCCAGCTGCGGCAGAAACTCCGGCGGACACAGGTCCGCATTCCACAGCGTGCGGATCACGTCGGGATCAATGCCCTGAGGTGATCCAGCTTCGGCCAGTGCCCGCTCCAGGGGCGTGCTATTGGAAGGCAGCAGATCTGCACTACTCATAATCCACCACCGGAACCAGCTCAATGCCGGTGCAATACGCCGCGCCTTGGGCGGCGGCGGGAATGTCTTGCGTCGGGCTCAGCAGCTCCACGTCCGACACCCCCGCCGCGCCCAGCGCCACAATGACCATGTTCATGCTCAGCGGCGTGTTGAGCTTGTGTTGCGTCACCGCGTACAGCCCAGCCGCTTCCTGCGCCGCCAGCATGACCGGCTCGGTCGCGGCGCCACTGGCAAAGTGCAGGCGCGCGCTCAGCATCCACGGAATGGCATAGGCTGGTTCGACCAGCACGGTGTCATTCAGGGGCCGCATATCCTCAGCGTTAAGCACGGTACGAACGGCATCCAGCATCTCGGGCGTGGGCACGCCATCCCCGATCCGGCTCAACACCGTGATGCGCACCACGCCCGGCGTCGGACGATCTACCCAGACATCCCGGATGTCTTCATGGGCGCTCAGCGCGTGATATTTGTAGGCTTGGCGCGGGCCGGCCGTGCTGTAGCCATAGGGCGCCTGACGGCCGCGCTCGCGGAAGTCGTCGTCGCCCTCGCCCCCCAGGCGCTCAGCACCCAGCAGCGCCAGGACGCCATCCAGATCGTTACGGGTGGAGGATGCCAGCAGTACGGCCTTGGCCGCTGCGTTGACCCGGGCGCGCAGCGTGATCAGCTCATAGGCGAACAGCTCAAACTCTTTGACGACCGGGTCAGACTCCAGTGCGGCGCTCCACTGATCGCCCATCGCAGCCCGAAAGCGTGCCAACACGGCCGAAAATTCAGTCTCGTAATCGAGGGTTTCCAGCACGTCCGGTACCGGCAGTTTCGACAGATCCACAATGCTCATGCGACCACCTCAAGAATGGCGCTGTCGCCCCGGTACTCACCGGTTAAACGCAGGCTGATTTTTCCGGCCAGAACCGCCACCACCGTGACCTGGCTCAGCTTGATGCGTGGCTCCCAGCGCCCCAAGGCGCGGGCTACCTCGGCCTGCACGGCGCTTTTCCAGCCTTCGGTGACGGGCATATCGACAAAGCCGCGTATCTTGCTGCCGTAGTCCGGGCGCATCCGACGGCTGCCCAGCGGGGTGGTCAAGATGTCTTCGATGGACTGCCGCAGATGATCAATGCCTGCGATAGGCAGGCCGGTACGGCGATCCATTCCGATCATCTAGTTCACTCCGCAATTAGCTCAAGGTCAGGGTGAGCATTGAGGTAGTCGAATTGATCGTCGCCAAACGCTATGACGCGGCCTTTGCTGACGGGGAGCGAACGTCCATCAGGCATGATCAGGGTGCGAGAGGTGAATACCCTGTCACGAAAAATCCGTGCCGGACCAACCTCAGCTACCAGCTGTAGCGGTACAGCATCGGCGGCTTCTGGCGTTGGAGCCGGTGGGATTTCAACAGCTGAAGCAAATTCGGTTGCGGGTTTCTTGTCATCTTTTGCAGTTGCCATCGGGTTTCTCCAGGTGCAAAAAAACCCGCTCAAGGCGGGCATATGAAACGAAAGGCCTAGCGACTGGGTGTGCAGTTCAGGAGGCTGGCTTGTACCGCCTCTGCAACCTGCTCAGCAGTCGCATTGCCCGTCACGGTGATATTGAAGACATTGCTTGGCTGATTGGGCGCCTTGACGTAGTGGCCAGAACTCAGGACCCGGCACAGGGCGAGGGCGATTTCCTTGGCTGGGGTATCACCTTCAAGCACGCGCACCCAAAACGGGAGCATGCGGTAATGGTCGCAGTGCCGATCCAGCTGCAGCCTGATCATTTTTTCGAGTTCCAAGGCGCAAAACGTGGCGCCCGGTTTGCCTTCGGTTTCGCTCATGACATCCTCAATGCGTGTGGTGATTGCTGTTGCCGCCCGCATCCATGATAGTGGCGTCACTCGTGATGGCGCCCGTTACGTGTAGCGGGCCGTCTATCTCAGCGGCACCGATCAGCTTGATCGCCACCGCCTTCGCTTCAATCGCGTTATCCGTAACGGTGACGACCGAGGCGCCGACCTTGATCGTCACGGTGCCGGTGGGCAGGGTGATGTCGTAGGTCTTGGCCTGCCAGTCATACACCAGCGAACCGCCATCGTCGAAGCTCCAGACCTCGACATGGTCGCGGTCATCCGGTGCTGGCGCAGCCTCACCAAATACGCCACCCAGAAATCGCCCGGCGGACGGCTCGCCGCTTGGGCTAATCAATGTCCCTTGCTCGCCCAGGCTCGGCGCTCGCCAGTGGCGGGCCTTGCCGGCTGCTACCCCGTGCCAGCGCACCCAGGGGCTCACCCAGTCCAATGACTGGATGCGCACCTTGCCGGCGACCAGATCCACCGCCACCACATGGCCGGTCTTGATCATGGCCGCTATCATGCGGTCATGCTCACCTACTGCCGCGCGGCTCACTCAGCCACCAATCCCACTTCGACTGCCCCGGCACCCAGATCAATGTCGAGATGGACTGCCGGTTGGTCGGCCCAGGGCCATTCCTCCTCACCCAGCTTGATCGCCTGGGTCCACTCCACCAGCCAGACGGTGTACCCATCCAGCTCGGGCTTGGTCCAATCCTGCACCGCCTGGACGAACTCGGCAGCGTCGACGCCTTCGATATCCCAGTACTGGGCGCGCAGCAGAACCGCCAGCTGAGCAGCCAGCTGAGCAGCCTGGTGGTTGTGGCGGGGTTGTTCGGCACCCACCACCACCCGCGCCTCGAACTTGCAGACGAGCGTCGTTTGCCCCGTACCATCATCGCCTCCTGGCTCTATTTCTGCCAGTTCCAGGAACAGCGCCGGCAACCGCGCTGGCGCCCGGCCATCGATGTCCGGCCAGGTCGCGACCGTTTCCAGCCCAGGCAACTGCTCGCCAATACGCTGCTCGATAGCGGCATACAGGCGGTCCAACGTCAGTGGCTCATCCACGGACATTCCCTCGTAAGAATTTTTGAAGTTCGAAATTCAGCTCCTGCTTGAGAATTTCCAGCAGGCGCTGATCGGCGCGGCGGGTCCACTCTTCGAACAAGGGGCGCACGTCGTCCAGTTGCACCATGGCCTTGGCCAGTGGGAAGCGGTCACCGTTTTCGGCGATCCAGCCGGAGCTTGGTCCGCTCGCTGATGACACATCACTGGCCGGATAGTCGGCGGCCGAGAAGTGCTTGCTGGCCGTTCGGATCCAGATGTTCGCGTTACCGCCATACACGCGCTTGTAAAACGCACCCTGGTACCGGCGCTTACCGACCGAGACACCCGACTGTGTTTGACGTGCACGACCGGTGCGGCTGGCCTCCAGCGGATTAATACCGAACCAAAGCTTGCCGCGTCCGGTGTTGCCTTTTACAGGGTACGAACGCAAGCGCTGCCGCACTGCGCGCATGGCAACGCCCTGTTGCTTGCCGACTGCGCGAGCAATATGGGTGCGCAACCAGCCCAGCGTTTTGTTGATCGCCCGCCGCTGGGCAGCGGCGGCAGCTTTCGGTACCACCTTGGCAAAGTCAGTCAGCGCCTGAATGTCGGCAGCTGAAGGCTGAATGGTGATCATCCCGCTGCTGGCCGATGTCTTGTAGAACGAGCCAATACTCATGCTGACATCCTCAAGACCAGGGCGACCTGACCGGCGCCGTCTGGCTCCAGTCGCACCACGATGTATTCCCCGCCGCCATCCATGGCGGGCAGTTCAATGGTGACGTGTTGCGCTTTCTCGACGCCATCAGAGTCCCCGACCCGGATGACGAAATGCGGCTCACGCATACCGGTATTCAAACGGCCGACGCTGGGTTGTAACCAGGGCGCAGAGAACATGCCCAAGACCAGCCGACCTTCGATGTAGCCGACGTCAGCCAGGGTCTCGAACACCGCTGCGTCGACCTCGGCGATCAGGTCGCGGAAGGCCACGGTTAGAGTTCCAGGAGGATCTGTGCGCGAGGCCGAGTGCACAGGTGCAACGGGTTGGACTGGGCTTCGCCGGCCATGCCTTTTTTGAACGGCAGTGGCTCGATCATGCTGTAGTACGGAATGCCCTGGGTGTTGACCGTTTCCATGTAGTCGGCCGGGGCAAACGCTGAGATGTACAGATCGGGAACACCTTCAGGCACCAGCAAAGCCTTGTCGTCGTGGACGAAAGAAACCCCAGCAACTTTGCCACGGTAGCGCTCCCAGATAATGCCGCCGAACTCGAAGCTTTCTCGGGCATCACCGCGCAGCGCAGCCGCTTGCTGGCTGTTGAGGTAGGTCTCCTTGACCGACTTGTGAACGATCAGCTTGTTCCAGAAGTTCTTGCCGCAGAAAGCGCGAGAACTGGTACTGGTCACGCTACCCAGCGCGTCTTCTTGCATATCCAGGGCTTCGCCGCATTTAACCCGCAGCTCGGTGGCCTGGTCGGCAAAGGCCATGGAAAGCGTCTGGCGTTGCACACCGAAGGCCGCGTAGATGTCCAGCAAAGGTCTCTGTCCATCGGCATCGAGGATCAGGCCATTGAGTGCGCCCATGCGCTGGAACTCGTGGGTGGCATCCAGCTGACGGCGGGCTTTTGCCAGGCGGGCGTTGACCACGTCTTGTACCGCCTGCAATTCGGTGCGGGTACCGAAGGCGCGGATGCCTTGAATCTCGTCGGCCTTGATGGTGAAGCGTTCCGGCAAGTGGACGGTGTTGAAAGGAATCAGGTTGCGCTTGCTGGCTCCAACCACTAGGCCAGAACTACCACGCTCGCCCGCTGGAACCAGGGCCAGGGTGTCGCCGTCCTTTTCAATCTGCACGGTCAGGGTGGTGACGCCCTCTTCGCGGAACAAGCCAAGTGCGCTGATGCGCCCCGGCAGATAGGGTTGCTCGTTGAGTGCAGCGGTGAGCGCGGTAACGGTAAACGCTTCGTCGTCAAAAATGGCGATATCGGCCATGGGTACTCTCCAGAAATGCAAAGCCCCGCTCAGGGCGGGGCAGATAAACGTGGCTGAGCGTCTTAGCGAACGATCAGAAAACGTGCAGCGAGATCTTTCTCGGCGTCGGCGTCGAGCCCCGTCAAGTGCGCTTCGCTGATTTCTGCCAAACGCACTACGGCACGACCACGGCGCACCACGTCCGACTCGCCCAATGAGCCGAACAGAATCGCAACGGCGGCCTGGGTGCCGTCCTCTGCGACCGGGTCATACGGTGCGAACTCGCCCGTCAGAGTTACCAGGCCGAGGATCTGGCCTGGCTCAAGGGCGGGGCCGGCAGCCACATTGATGGTTTCTCGCGAGATGTTCCCAGCCCCTTCGGACAGTAGAAACTCACCGGCGTGAATCGGTTCTTTTTTGATGGTCATGGTCTTGCTCCTTTCGCGCCGTGCGCGGTTCCAGATTGAGCGGCTTGTCGAGCGGCCCAGATCGAGGTGGGATCAGGTTGTTTGGCCAGCACCTTCGGTGCCGGGTCATTGTCCAGTGGCAAGCTGTTGTCGATTTCGAAGCCCTTGCCGCCGCTCACGATCTTGTCGAACAGCCGCGCACGAACAGCTGGTGCGTCCAAACCGGCGGCGACGTACTCGGCGCTGAACTCCGGCAAGCGTGCGGCAACGCAAAGATCGTTCACCGCCTTGGCCCGTGTTAATCCCGCCAGGACAATCTCTTCGCTTTCAAGCTTGGTGGAACTGAGCAGCGGCGCGACCAGGTTGCTGATGCCGCCCTCGGCGCAGCGCTGGGTGATCATCAGTGCCAGCTTGGTCGAGTCGACGACGGGCGGCGTCTTGGGCGGATCGTCCGGCTCCAGGTCCGGATCCGGCTCTGGCAGCTCGTCGAGCTGGGCCAGCAAGTCGGCCGGTGCGTGTTGGTAACGCTGCAGCACACCGCCCTGGCCGAGACAGGCCTTGACCGTGATCCCGTCGCCTACTTCATCGGCCAGACCCAGGGCCACTGCCTCGTTGGCGGTCAGCCAGGTTTCCGCATCGACCATGCGCCGCAGCTCGACCTCGTCGATATTCGGTGCTTTCGACTTGTAAGCCGCGATGATGGCTTCCATGGTTTGGTCCAGCACCTGGGCCACTTTGCGAAAGTCCTCGGCATCGCCCGAGGCGTAGGTCCAGGGATTGTGAATCATCAGCATGGCATTGGCTGCGATTACCACGCGGTGCGCGCCGCAGACCGCGACACTGGCGGCGCTGGCGGCCAAGGCGTCGACGCGCCCCGTACAGCGCTCACCGAGGCGGGACAGCGCATTGTGAATCGCCAACCCGTCAAACAGATCGCCGCCGATGCTGTTGAACGCGACAGTCACCGGCGATACACCATCATCCATCGCCTTTAGATCAAGTACGAACTGGTTGGCCGTGACTCCCCAGTAACCGATCTCGCCATACACGAAGACTTCAATGGTGCGTTGTTCGGCTTCGCCGGTGGCTTGCAGGGCGTACCAGCTCTTGGCCTGCACTGGCACGCGTTTGCCGGCCTTGTCGTAAATGCGCGGGAGCGCTTTTTTGCTCATGGTTGCTCCTTATTGTCGGTGAGTACGACAGGGTCGAGAGTGTTGTAATTGAGGCCGAGATCTGTGGCTCTGGCGAGGTCGGCAGCATTTTCCGTATCAACCGTTTCAGCGTCATAGCCCGTGCGCAGAACCATCTCGCTGCGCGAAGCAAAGCCCGCTTGTACTTCCATTCGCCGCGCCTGTACGTCTTGCACAGGCTGGATGTAGGCCCAGCCTTGCGGCACCCAGCGGGTACGCAGGTATTCACGCCGACGCTGGGCGTAGCCGTCCAGTACCAGGACACCCGACAAGACAGCCATGTCCATCCAGGCGGCCCGGACTGGGCGGCAGAGCTGGTGCACGTAAACGCTGAATTGCAGTTGCTCCAGGCGGCGCCGAAACTCGTTGAGCACAACTCGAAGTGCTCGGTCGTTGACCCCGCGCATGTCGCCCGTGAGGATCTCATAAGGCGTGCCGGTCCCCGCTGCGGCAGCCATCAGCTGCTGCCGCATGAAGTCCGGATAGTTGTTGCCCGCGTCCGGCGGCTTGGAGAATTCGACCTCTTCACCAGGCCCCAGCTCCTGCATGGTGCCGGGCTCTAGCGCGACCATCGGCGTGAAGCCATCCCGATCAAGACTCAACGGTTGGCCAGTGACTGGATCCCTAGGCGTAGGTCCAGAGTCCGGCGCCGGCCGACTGATAAAACCGGCAAACAGGTTGGCCACCTCTTGACGGAACAACACGGCGTCGTCGTAGTTGTCGAGGCTGCGCAGCCGCTTGAGCACCGGCGACAATCGCGGCACGCCGCGCAGCTGGCCTGGCTCGACTGGCTCGAAGATGTGCAGCACCTGAGTCGCCGGTACCCGCACCAACTGGTTGTAACCGGCGTTCAGCGACGACGCATCACGCGGATGCGACAGGTACATCCAGTACGCCACCCGCTTGCCACCTGGGGTGAACTCGATCCCGGCGCGGATGATGTTGCCGGTCTTGGTGGATTCGAACTTGTCATGGGGCACGAACTCCGGTGCCAGTATCTGGAGCTGCAAAGGGACCGCTAGGCCTTCATCCAGGCTGCGTGGTCGCAGCCGAACAAAACATTCGCCCGAGGTTTCGACGGTGCGTGCCACTAGCGCTTGCTGACCGTAGAAGTCGGTGCGCTCATCGGCGTCTGATTCATCGACCCAGTCGTCCCACAACTCCTGGAGTAGGTTTCGCAGCTGGGCGTCTTCGGTTTTCGGCCGGGGATTTATGCCGGTACCGATCAGGTTGCTGACGCGTTTGTCGATCACGTTGAAGGCATACGGGTCATTGCGAACCGCTGCGCGCGAACGCGAACGCAGGTTACGCAGCGCCGGGGTATTGATGCTGTTGACCCCGTTGTCGGGAGCGTCCCAGCCAGCAGACCGTCGGCCCTCCCCGGCGCCTTCGTAACTGGCCTTGATGTTCGACGGCAGCACGAATCCGTTACGGGTCAGCGTCGGATAGTGGCGGGCCATTAGAGTCCTTTGCCTCCGTGGGACAGCCTGACCACGCGCGAGCGCGGACCAGCAGCATTGATCAGCGACGAGCGGATCTCTTCGCGAGCCTTGAGCAGCTCGTCGACTGTGCGGTACTCCACGGTACGGTCGGTGTAGCGCACGATTTTCTCACCGCGAGCGATGGCCGCCTCAACTGCGTCGAGGTGCTTCTGGGTAAATGACATATCAGCGTCTCTTGAGGTATCCGCTACTGGAACTGCGGCGTTGAGGGGGCGATGCTGCTGGTCGCGATTGCGCGGCCGGAGCAGTGGGTTGCGGAGCCGGTTGTGGTGCGGCAACTGGTGTTGCTTGTCCGGTGTTACTGACCCGCTCGCCTTGAACATGCTTGATGCCTGACGCTTCGTCGAACAAACCAGACTGCGCCAGGGACTGACGCACTCGCTCCCAGTCATGTTCCTTGTAGCGGTTGATGCCCAGGTAATGCGCCATGGCCAGGCAGTACACCATCAGGTCGAGCGCTTCGTTGCGCTCGGCCTTGCCCTTGACCCACTCAATGCGCTTGTGTCCCCGCACGTAGCGGGCGACCTTGCGCTCGGCCACGCACTGGGCGAAAAAGTCGTCCGGCAAGTCGTTGGCAAAGTGCAGCGCGCCCGGCCCAGATTCGAACGGGTAGCGGTTGTAGATCCAGTCCTTCGCCGTGTCGGTACCGACAAACCACAGCTCGGCACCGTTGCGTTCAGTCTGGCCCTTCCAGGTTACGTCAACCATCGACGGGCGCTGGGCAATCACCGGTTTACCAGGCTTGCTCGCCCCCTTGATGGCGAACACATTTCGCCAGCGGCGAACGCGGCAGAACTGGTAGACCTCATCGGTGTGATGGCCGCCGGAGTCGACCGCTACGGCAAGAATGCCCAGGCTGACCCCGCACGGATGGCGGTATTTAGCCTTGAGCAATTCGTCCAGCGCCGCCCAGGTGCGTTCGTCTGCGGGATCGCCCGAGACAACCTGGTAGTCAACAACCCAGCGCTCCATGCCCACGCCCCACCCCATGGCCATGAACTCCAGGCGATTGGCTTGAACGTCGACGGAGCCGGTGATCATCAGCACCGCGGCCGATAGCGAGCCGAGGGTAAAGCCCTCCAGCCGCGCCCGCTTCATCAGCGTATCGGCCTTGGTTTGCTCTTGCGCGCTGTCCCAGACTTTCGCCAGGCGGGTGTTGTAGAACACCTGCATCGGTTCCAAGTCTCCTTTGGCTTGGGCCTTCTTGGCCTTCTCGAATTGCTTGGCCAGCGACTTCCAATCCATCCAACCGAGCGGAGAATAGAGCGCATTGAGGTGGAAGCCGACGGTCTCGCCATCACCTTCAGCATGGGAACGCCACTCGCCTTTAGCGAGCATTTCACCCTTGTGGTACTCGTCGATCAGCACGTCGCACTCAGGCCCGGCGCACTCGTAATGCACCACGCTGTAATCCTTGGAGTAATGCAGTCGCTCCCACTCAAGGATTTGCATGTGCCCGCAGGTCGGGCATGGCACGTAGTAGTAACGCTGATCGCTGCCTTCAAACAGGTCAGAGATTCGCGAGGCGCCCTTGATGGTCGGCGAGCTGGAGAAGTAAAACTTCGCATTGCGGCCGAAGGTACTACCCCGCGTTTCCGCCAGCTCGATGGGGTCGCCCTCTTCGCCGATGTCCACTTCCCAGCGGTCGATCTCGTCGCCGTAAACGTAACGGGCCGACAGCTCCGACAGGTTGGCCGCAGAGCCGGCGGTGGTGACGTACAGCGAACCGCCCTCGAACTCCTTAGTGTCCATGGTGTTGCGCGAGTCTCGCGACCGGTTGGAGGCGACACGCTCACGCAATACCGGTGCGGCCTTGATGGTCTTGCCAATCCGCGACGACACCCGCTTGGCCAGGCCAAGGCTCGGCAGCAGGGTCAGGATGTTGGACGGTGCCATATGGATCAGGCCGCCGATCCAGTTCAAGGCGATCTGCGTTTTCATCAACTGCGAGGCCACCATGGTGATCACGCGCTTGCAGGGGTGAGCCGGCGACAGGCACCGCATGGGTTCGCGGGCATACGGTGTACGCGAAGTGCGGTACTGGCCTGGCTCAGCGGCGCCGGTGTCACGCGGAATGCGCATGTATTCATCGGCCCATTGATCAATCCAGACGTCCGGGTCGGGCCGGAGCCCACGGAAATACGCCTCGCGATACACCTCTGCACCGTCAGGGATTTCCGTGGTCATGGGCTTAACTCGTGGTTAGGGCATGTTCAAGATCCGCTGAAGACATGCGTTCGGCGTCTTCCAGCGCCCGGCGGATGGCCGCCGTCAGGTGTTTTTCGATTTCCCAAGGATCGGTCATGGAGGCCAGCTCCGGAGCCAGTTGCGGGGGCATGCCCAGCAGCTGGTCACGCAGCATGCGACCGGCGTTGTATGCACCGGTCTTGACCGCTGTCATGGCGACCAGCGCCCCCTTGGCCTTGTGCAACTCGATCTCAGTCAGCAGCGCCAGGTTGTGTTCGCGCAGGGCGCGAGCCTTCTGGAAGTCGGGCTGCTGCCCCGCAGGTGTAATCGCGGGCGGCGGTGCAGCCGTTGAGGTCGGTTCGACCTGGGTGGATAACTGGCTGTAAACGTCACGCTGAAGCCGGTCTTGCTGGTGTCGGTCAGCGACGGCGGCCTTGCTGGGGTCGGCGGTGTCGCGGATCAGTGCTTCGGTCGAAAGCACGTCGACCTTCTTTCCGTCGGCAGACAGCACCAGTCGGTTGTTGTCTTTCAGCCAGGTGATGTAGCTGGGTGACCTACCGATCCGAGCCGCGAAGGCGCTCTTTGACAGGTAAATTGGTTCTGTCATAAGCCCTCCTTTTCAACGGCTTTTCAATGGAAACCTTTCAATTTCAATGGATTGAATTTCAGTAAGCTGGCAACCCTGCCGCTAACAGTTTCCCGCGGGTTTCCTGCCCCGTACCCCTGGAATAACCCCAGGGTCCCCGGCGATTTTCGGCGCACCAAAACCGTGCGACCACATCGGGAATCCGTATCACGGTGCCTCCAGACGGTCATCCCTGCTCACCGCCCGAAGGCGGCGCTTCACACACGCCCAGCCGCTTGGCGGCCCAGCGCTCGTACAGCCCAATGGCAACATCGGCGCCCGCCATCGCGGTGAGACATCCAAAGCCGCCCGCCGTCCAGATCGAAACACCCGCCGCATAAAGCAGCATCATGGTCGACAGACCGCAGACGACACAGGCACCGGATCGCAACGCCAGTCGGCGGATCAGCGACCAGCCGTGCATGCCATCCTTGTCTGCTCGCCACATCTCGCCCGAAACGCCGCCGACCAGGGCGAGCATGATCACTAACCATATTGGCATTTCAGCCAACGCTTGCTGCTCTGTTGTCATGGTGGCCCTCAAGAGGAAAAGCGGAACGCTGGAAAAAGAAAACCCCGCCGGGGTGGGCAGGGTTCTCAGTGTCCCGGTCAATGCCGGGGCGGGGTGCACAGCACGTGCTCGGGGAGCGACTCAGGCGCAAATCGCAGATCATGGCGACCTTGTACCTGTCTTCGGAAAGACCGAAAAGCAGTGTTTAACGGTTGGACAGAATGCGACAACAATACGACATCAATACGACCACAATGCGACAAAGTACCCCGACGAACGGTTATACCCTTCTGCGCCCGGCACCTTTGTTGGTCACCTTGCAATGATCACCCACTTGCCGCTTCCCCATGTGACCGCGCGTGGTGGCGCTGCGAATCACCAGGATGAGCATCACTCGTTGGTGCAGTTGCTGCACCCAGTTGCGGTAGGTCCGATCAGCGCCTTCAGCGATACCCAGCACTCGCATCTGTTCTCTGACGGTGGTCGCCGGGACATCCAGGTACCGGAGTTCGGCCAATTTAGCCAAGCCCTGCCCGCGCGCCTTATCCCGCATCAACTCAGCCACCGCCGCTCCGACCTCGTTACCGATGTAGTCCATGCCGGTGGACGCGCCCATCAACTCCCGCGAACCCGGTGTGCCGCGGGGCGCGCATCCGCCCCACTCAATAATCGTCCCCATCTGGCTGCCCATGCCGCCACCCAGGCCGAGCCGGTGTTGCTGTTCTCCCCAGTGCACCATCAGCGCTTCAATTTCCTCGATCATCGCCCCATCCCCCGCAAAAACGAACCCGACACAAAAAACACCATACCCAACACAAACCCAACACAAATAAAAACCTTATAAATCAATAGCTTCAAACGATATGTGTTGAGTGTGTTGGGTTGGTTGGGTTTTTCGGCCCTCGCATGGAGTTTTTTTCTGTTGCTGTAAGGGCAAATGAGAGTGAGAAAAATGCGTGTGCACGCGTGCGCGGGGGCGTAAACCCAACACACCCAACACACCTGTCTATAACCATTGATTTTGCTGGCTCGCGCCTGTGTTGGGTTGCGAAAATTAACCCGACACACACTCAACACACCCGACACAATGCTTGGAGATATCATGCTACGACCCCTTTGATGTGATCCCAGCCGTCCACATTCCAACCTGCAAGCTTTGCCTTGGCGCGCCAGAACGAAACCGTACTCCCCAGCTCGGCCGCCTTCAATGATGGGAGCAGGGAAGCGTCAGGATGATCGGGAACGAAGAACGCCCCGAACCGACGATTGCTACCTTCAGTCCATGGGATGGACCTGGTCTTCTCCACCACCGAACTGATGAACAGGGAGAATTTCGTCTGGCTCATCGTATGCTCTTTGTTCCGCTGACACCAATCCAAGAACAGCGCATATAGATCAGTCGACAGGCACGGCCCCCACAAACCGTTTCCAAGCTCACTCGCCTGCCAAAGATGCAAGAACGTCTGCCACCCGGCCCGACTCAGGGCCACCAGCCGCTCACGGGCATCTGTTGATGGAGGTCGCGTCCGCTGGTTGAAATCGCCCAGATCGACCGACAACAACCAACCATACAGCGCTGCGACACCACCCTGCTCAAGCTCGCGCCCAATTGCTTTTTGACGGTCAACCGGCAACGTCTCCGCGGGCCACATCACCAGCATTCGCCGGTCGCTCTCGCTGATCGGCCAAGGAAGAATCTCGTTGCTCAGGAACACGGCGTTCATATGGTTGGCTTCTTCCCAGCCATTGATGAACTTCGATTCCATCCGCACTGTTTTGCCAGTGATCAGGTGCTTGATCTTGCCCACCTGGTTGTAGCGCTGATCACGGCTGACCACCTCTTCGAACACCGACCACAACTTGCGGCTTTGCCAGGCGTTGAAGTTGCTTTCCAGTTGAGTCTGACCAACCGTCGCCGCGTATTGGCCGTAAAGCATGCCGAGCGCATCAGCAAACAAAAGGCTCTTACCCGAGCCCTCCATGATCGAGTGCATCAGCACGGCGGTGTCCATCTTGGCGCCCAGGTGCTGCAGCGGATACGCTAGCCAGCGAATCAGCCAATTGGCCGCTGGTTCGTCGTGGTTGCACAAGAACGAAATCAGCCAGCGGAGGTTGGCGCAGGCTTCGTCATCCCTAACCGGCTCTAGTGGCAGGCCATCGAAGGTGTTGATGTAGACGTTCGGGTCTTTGGTCATCGTTGGGTCGAAGACAATGTGGTCAACATCGACCACCCGCCGTTCGCTGCTGTTCAACCACAACGGGTATGTGTCGCCCAAAGCCATCTTCACGGCGCCCTCTGCTACTCGCCGCTTCTTCTCGCGATCCCAAACATCCTTCGTGCCATCGATGTACACGTAGCGTTCGGTCGGAGGCATGCCGAAGGCGCCGCCCTTTTTGCCAGCCATGCGGCGAGATTGTTCGATGTCGCGCACATGGTCATCGGAGATCAGCTTTCGACGGTCGGTGTCCTCTAACCACTGTTTCGCCAGGGGCTTGCCGACTCGGGCTTCAAATGCGGACTTCTTCATAACTCGCGACTGGTCAAAGTCCCACACGTGCGTGGTGCCTTCCACCAATGCAAACCGACGAAGTATGTGCTCGAGCGTCAGCACCTCCCCCGCCCCCCCATTAGGTGCAGGAGCGGCCTCGCTTGTGTTTGCGACGGCTGGGCTCGGCTCGCGCATATCATCGGATGGGGTCGGGGGAAGATCACGCGGATCGGGACGCGTCGAATTCTGCATACCCAGCATACGCGCTGCGTCCTTCACCGCCTTCGACTGGTCGCCGCCGTGTTCGAGCAAACAGAAGACTTCAAAGGCGTCATTCTGGTGTCCGTTTGCGAGCGGATCGGCGCCGTGGTGCGAGTAAACCTTGCCCTCACTGATCGTCACACCGGGCAGTCCGGTGCTGCTCTGGGGGTACAACCATTTGCTGCCCCGCTTGATGTAGGCATGGGTGCGCAGCAATTCTTCGATGTCGTGGCAGCGATTGAATTCATCAATCACCGAAGGCCCCTTGCCAGCCGCTGGTACCGGACGCTTGGCGACCTTCGCCGCTGGCTTTGTTGGCTTGATGGCCCACGGACACGCGGCTTCAGCATCGCGTTTGAAAATGTCCCAGTTTTGCCAGATGGCCAGCAAGTCAGTGGTCAGCGTCGGCAAGCCGTCTATTGCGTTTGGCGGGGTTCTCCAGGTGTAAGGCTTGCCGGTGCCTGGATGAATCGAAGGCGGGAACACGTCCTGCACCAAGCCAGCACGCAGCTCAAACACCGTGAAGCGTTTGTATTCCTCGGATTCCGCACGGGCCCCGGCCTCGGCTGTGGTGTCGCCCTGTTCTTTCGCTGCCTTAGCCCTATCCATCAGCCCCTTGAAAATCGATCCATCAGGATCCTTCTCGTTGGGCCAAGAAAGGGAGTGCCGGGTCAGCTCGATACCTTCCGGCAGTTTGAACATGACCCGAAACCGCAGCGGGTTGCCGACAATGGTTGGGTAAACCAAAGCCATAGCATCCAGATCAAGGCCCAGCAGTTCATACAGCACATGCCGCGTCCACTGAACGTCGTCCACATCCAGTGAGCAGACACGGCTCGGCCCCAGCACGACGCCTAAGTTGTGGTTGGGGTTTCGTTGCCAGAACGCTTCGGCTGCAGCGGCATCAGTAATGTAGCCGCCGGGTTTGTTCCATCCCATGCCCTTTGGCGCTTTTTCACCTGGCTCGATGGATACCAGGGCGAGGTCGAACGTATTGATGTAACGCTTTGCCCATGTGGCGATGGCTATTCCTTTGGCCGCTTCACTCATCGCCGCGCCTCCCGCAACCCCTGACAGTGAACGCAGGTTTCGCAACCCTCGATCGTCTGCTGTCGAAGCAACGGGATAGGATCGTCACAATCCTCACAGAACTGAGCGCTAACGCGGCTGGTTGGCACGCGGCGATTGCGATGAAGAGCAACGTCGAGCAGGTATTGCGCCTGCTCAGTGGCGCGGTCGATATCATCCATTGTCCCGGCCCTCCATCGCTTCCCGGGCACCGGCCATGATGCCGAGCACCGCGCGGATAACATCTGCCCCGTGCTTCTCCAACGCGATGACCTCATGAAGCTCCCAGACGTTGTCCTTGGCAGCTTCATGCATGCTCGAAACAAACTCTGCGGTCTCACCCAAAACATTACCAACCGCTTTCAGCGCTTCCGAGGTTGCTGGCACTGGCACTGGCTTGTACCAAACCACCCCAGCAGGGCGCATCAACGCATCCAGCAGCACCGGATTGGCGGTCAGCCGGATAACCTCTTCCAGTTCGTCCGGCGTCAGCCAGCGGCGCTCCTCGTCGAGCTTCAGCTTCTTCTGAAGCGAGTCGTTAGCCATGACCATATCGAAAGCCAGGGCTGTGATACCGCCCCGATAATCACGCCCAGCGCGGTAAAGCGCGTGACGCAGAGAAAGGACCGGACCAGCGTCCGGCAAAAGATCTGTGCGACTCATAACCGTAAATCCCCTGTTTACGGTGTGGCCGTAGAGTCAAACACGCTCTATTCTAAGACCACGACCGATGTGCTGTGCTAATCGTGCTGTGCGGCACGGTTCATCGTTCCAGTCAGTCCGGGGATTCTTATGGTGAGAGGTCCCGGGCCGACGCGCTATGTAGCGACTTGCATGTTCCTTGTGTAGCTCGTTACTTCCGGCCTGGAGTTTCTTTGGTGAGAGGTTTCAGGCCGGTGTTTCATGTGGCGGTATGGTATGTGCTGCGTATCGCCACCGCTGGGCTGGGGGATTCTTATGGTGAGAGGCCCCAGCCCAGCACCCTTTTACGGCTCAGGAGCATCATCGGTTACCCCGAAATGCTCCAGAACCTCAGCAAGTGAAACCTTCCCCTCGCTCTTATTGGCTAGCGCCTTAATCAAAGAAACACTAGGGTCCTTGCTGGCGTACTTCACGTGTAGGCGCAGGTAGTTCAACGAAATGCCGCATCGCGCCGCATATGCTGCAAGACCCGGAGTATCTAGCTGGTCGATGTATTCACGCAGTTTCATTGGCTGCACCTCTGCGAATCAATTTAACCGCACAGGTTAAATTTATCAACACCTATAAGGATATTACCCTCAAAGGTTAACCGAGGCGATACTCAACGGATGAAAATTACTGACACCCGCCTCAAGAATCTGCGCCGAATAATGGCTGACCGCTCACTGCGGCCGACCGATCTAGCCAACACGCTCGGCAAAGCCCAAGCGCAGATCAGCGCTTTTGCTGGCAAGAGGCCCACTAAAGGAATCGGCGATCAAATTGCTCGCGAAATCGAACTTTCACTTGGCTTACCCATAGGGTATCTCGATATGCCCTTCGGGCTAGATGAGTCCGGCAACGCCGTATTCATCAGCAGCACCGGCAGGAAGCTGCCTGTAATTGGCTCTATCGCAGCCGGCGCCTGGTGCGAGGCGGTTGATACCTTCTCCCCCGCTGACGCAGAAGAGTGGATCGACGCTCCAGGGCCCGTCGGACCTAATGCTTTTATCTTGCGGGTTGAAGGCATCAGCATGGAGCCTAAATTTTTTGACAACGACAAAGTCGTTATTGATCCTGCTCTTGAAGCTCTCCCTGGCCACTTCATCGCAGCTAAGCGCGTGCGCGACCAAGGTGTAACCCTCAAGCAACTGAGGCGCGAAGACAATGAGTACTATCTATATGCACTCAACCCAAACTGGCCTGAGCGCATAATTCGCATGACTGAAGAGTGGCACGTTTGCGGCAGGGCTCGCTGGCGAATTGAGGACCTCTAATACCTCGAAAAATTAACCACCCAGACAGTGCCTACCCCGCCAAAAGCGGGGTTTTTTATGGCCGGCATTACCGGAGCCGATCACATGCCAATCCAATAAGGTTAATTTTTAGCTTGACCTATTAACCTCTACGGTTAATATTTGCCTCGTACCCCTCTCACCAAAGAGTACGAGACATGCAAACGACACAGCACAGCACCACCCGCTGCCCGGTGTATCTACACCCCGCAGCCTGCACCAGCCCAACAGCCGTTCAAGCTATCCAGCGGAACACTGGCCTGCTGGTCATCACCAATCTCAATAGCCGCCCTCTGGCGGCCCGTCCAGATCTCCCCGTCGCCACTGACGACTTCGGGCCTTGGGGAGGTGACGCAGCATGAGCCAGCTTCTTATCGGCCTTGCTGGCCGCGCCAGAACAGGCAAGACCTGCGCCGCCAATCACCTGGCGAATATCCACGGGCTCGTGACGTACGCGTTTGCCGACCCGCTTCGCGAAGGCCTGATGCACATCTTCAATCTGAGCCCGTGCGACTTCGACGACGAGCGCAAAGAGCTGACGATTGACTGGCTTGGCCGCTCGCCTCGCGAGCTCATGCAATCCATGGGCACCGAGTGGGGCCGCCACCAGGTGCACCCTGAGCTCTGGTTGTTGCTGGCCGAACAGAACCTCGAGTTTCTGGGGCAGACCAACGACAACGCCCGCGGATTCGTGATCAGCGACCTGCGCTTTGAGAATGAAGCTGACTTCGTGCGCAAGCGTGGCGGGATCGTGATCCACCTGCTCCGGCCGGATGCGGTCGAGGTCAACCCTCATGTCAGCGAGACCGGCATCGGCATTCAGGACAACGATATGGTCCTGCACAACGACGGCGCTATAGAAGACCTTACCGGGCAACTGGATGAGATCTTTGAAGCTCTGTGCGCACGCGCAAACAGCGCCGTAGCCTGAGGTCGGACGTCATGAATCGCACCCTGGACGCAACAGCAGCCTTGCTGGGCCTTAAGCCTCGAACCTTTCGCAAGCAGCTGCGTGAACTCGGCATCTTGACCCAAGCTGGTGAACTGGCGAGCCAGCACCGCGACCAGGGTTACTTGTTTGTCGACTCCCGCAGCCGCTGGAACCCGAACATCAACACCTTCAGTCACTACGCCGTCGTGATGGTCAAGGAAGCGGGTGTTGCCTGGCTGGCGAAACAACTAGGCATTGAGATTACCCCCAAGCACAAGGACGCCGCAGCATGACTCAGAACGCTATTACATCAGCCGTTGGCGCCTTGAAGCTGGTCCCAATGCACCTAAATCATCCAACCATTATCAGCCGCGCGACCTTGATTGGCGCTTCGGCGGAGGCTGTCGCGTTGCTGGAGGGGCTTCCACCAGTAACCGCGGAACTTGCCGAGGTCTTTCGCTGCGTGGATGCGGTCATTAGCGCAGGGCAAATCGCTTATGTCACCCCCACCAGATGCCCCGAATACCCATACGGCGCCGTTGTCGCCGACGAAACCGGGAATGTCTGCGCTGCAGCAAAGGGCAAAAGCAAAGAAGGTCTCGCCGAACTGATCCGCCTCAAGTTGCTGCCCCCTACGGAGGGGTTCGGGGAGGAAGTGGCGTGAGCAACACCCTTGATCGGCTACGCAAAGAGTTTCCAGTGGGGGCGCCCTCCTTGGCTGAAGTCCGGGAGCGCTACTTCTCTCATATCGCAAGTGACCGCTATTTGCTTCGCAAGATAAGCGCCGGGCGCATTGCCCTTAAGGTCACTCGCCATGGCGGCGCAAAGGGCCACGTTAGCGTCTATCTGCACGATCTGGCTGCCTATCTGGATGCTCAAGCAGAGCAGGCGGGCGCTTAATTCAAAGGTCGCCGCTGCCTTTCAGCGGCAAACGTTAACCAACAAGTGAGACACAGCACATGAAAGCCACGGACACCAATGACTTCTTCAACTCCCTCAACGCTGGTGTGTTCAGCCAGCAGATCGGGCGCGCCTTGTCGGACGTAGCCGCCGGCGTGGTCGACCACAGCAAACAGGGCGAAGTGACCATCAAGCTCAAGATCAAACAGATCGGCCAAAGCAACCAAGTTGCCATCAGCCACACCCTGGACTTCGTGCAACCGACCAAACGCGGCAAGTTGCGCGAAGACTCGACCCTGGACACCCCGCTCTATGTCACTGAAAGCGGGTTGACGCTGTTCCAGAACGACCCGACGGCGCAGCTGTTCAACCGCACCGATACCCCAGTCAAGGCTCGCGCAGTCTGATCGCAAGCATCACCTCCAAATCCTCTCACCAAAAGGGAAACACCCATGTTCAATAAAGACACGCTGGAACTGATCATCGACCAAGCTGTTGCCGCCCAAACTATCCCGGCAACCCACACCCCCGTAGCAGTTCTGCCGGTCGGTGTGAAAATTCATAGCCTGGAGCAGTTCCAGAATGGCCGCGCTCGCTTTCGTGGCGCGCTCAACACTAATAGCCTGCGCGATTTCACCGGATACACCATTGCCCGCACCGGGCTCACCGCGAAAGGCTTTGTTGATCAAGACGAAATGAGCTGCAAGGTGTTCTTCAACCTCGGCGACGAAAATTCCCCAGGTCACGCCGACGATACCGCGACGCTGACACTTAAGCCCACTGCCGCCTACAAGGCCCTAAAACAGATCGCCGGCAGAAAGCTCGCCCAGCGCGACCTGGCCGAGTGGATCGAAGACTGGAACACCAATCTCAAGGCCACACAAGACGGCCAAAAGGCCATGGATATCCACCAGGCTGTGAACAGCGTGCGCAACATCACCATTGAAGCGAAGGCGTCATCCAATCACAGCGAACACAACTTCGGCGCCTCACGCAGCGCGATGGACAGCATCGAAGCCGCTAGCGCCGATACTCGCCTCGACGCACTGCACTTCACCTTCGCTCCCTATGAAGGCCTGGGCATTCGCACCTTCACCTTGAAGCTCAGCATTCTGACCGGCGACGACAAGCCCACCCTCAAGCTGCGCTGGGTTGGCGAAGAACTTCAGGTGGAAGAGATAGCCCAAGAGTTCAAGGCGGTGCTGGTGAAGGAAGTCGGCGGCGCAGCAACTCTGACCCTCGGCACCTTTAGCGCGTAAGCGTTCAACCTGAGTAGCAACACTCCACCGCCTGCCTCTCACCAACGATCCAGGCGGTGGCATCTACTGAGAGCACAGCACATGCAAACTCAACACCTGACCATCATCGCAGTACTCGTTCCATTGAGCTGGGCACTTCTTGCGTACTTCATATGGCGAGGCTTCCTGCGCGGCAAGAAGGCCGGCTATGTCGCAGGACAGAACCACGTCAATGTAGCGTATGCCCGCCGCATTCAAAGCCTTCACGATGATGTAGAGCGACTGAGCAATCTGCGGCACGAACAGCAGATCAAGTACCTCAACGAGATTCAGCAGTCCGAGGCCCGCACGGCAGCGCTGCGGGCGCGGGCCGTGCTGATTAAGGTTCCTCCGTTCACTGGCGCCGATATCAAAGTACTTGTGGAGGCCGGGCAGACGTTGAGCCTGGCGTTGCGCACCTGGGATGCAATCCATGGCACTGAGCCCATCCGATCTCGAGCAGTCAGCACGCAGCGGGCGATAATTGAGCTGGCTGCACGAATGAAGAACACCGTTGAGTCCGCAGGCGCACTTAGCGAGACCGATGGCACCATTGCCGCGCAGCCAGGCGGTGCCGCATGACAGGCCTTCGTCGGACAGTCCGAATTCGCATCGGGCAAATGCCGCCCCTCGACCTGAACGTCATCTGCGACAAATGCGACAAATCGCGCGCACATGGCAACCACCAAGAATGCAGCAAACAGCGCCAGGCCGAAGGCATTGAGCGACGTGCTAGGGAGATCAATCAATGAACGACGCAAAGAAACTCTGTATTTATCACGGTAATTGCGCTGACGGATTCGGTGCTGCCTGGGTTGTCCGCAAGGCTCTTGGCGCAGATGTCGAGTTCGTCCCTGGTGTTTACGGTCAAGAGCCGCCGGACGTCACGGGCAAGGACGTGATCCTGGTCGATTTCAGCTACAAGTACGACGTTCTGGCGGCGCTCGCGAATAAGGCGAACAGCATCATCGTGCTGGACCACCATAAAAGCGCTGCCGAAGACCTGGCCCGTTTTGAGCCATTCCACGCCGGTATCGAAGAAGACACCCGTCAGGATGACGGATCCCGGTTGCTCGGCTGGAAAACGGCGCACGCCATGGCACACTCGCAAAACGGCCCAGCCATAGCCTGCTGTTTTGATATGTACCGTAGTGGCGCGATGCTCGCTTGGGATCATTTCTTCCCCGACCAAGATCCGCCCCAGCTCCTGCGCCACATCGAGGATCGGGATTTATGGCTGTTCAAACTGGATGGCACCCGGGAGATCCAGGCCAACCTCTTCAGCTATCCATACGACTTCGAAGTCTGGGATGGGCTGATGGCCGCCGACGTTCAAGCCCTACGGCTGGACGGCGCGGCAATCGAGCGGAAACATCACAAGGATGTCACTGAGTTGGTCGCTGTAACCAAGCGCCGCTTGGTGATCGGTGGTCACGACGTGCCGGCCGCGAGCCTGCCGTACACGCTGACCAGTGACGCCGGCCACCTTATGGCCCAGGGCGAACCCTTCGCAGCGTGCTACTGGGACACCCCGACTGGTCGAGTGTTCAGCCTGCGTAGCACTGATGAAGGCATGGATGTTTCGGAGATCGCGAGCCAATACGGAGGCGGAGGTCATCGAAATGCGGCGGGCTTCCGAGTTCCGTTTGACCACTCCCTGGCTTCACCAGCAGCGGACTACCAGCACATTGCCAACTCGCTCACGCCGAAGGTAACCGAAATGACCACTACCACGAACAATATTCCGACTGCCTTCGGCATCCCATTTGCCGGTGGGTTTTATGCTGGTCGCTTCCAGATCGACGGCACGGAGTTCGCGCTGATCGCCTCCCCGGAAGCCCAAGGCGAAAATCCCGAGGCGCCGTGGGGCAAGTACGGCCAAGACGTTGCCGGGGCGCGCAGCTGTAATGACGGCCTGGCCAACACCCGGGCCATGGCAAGCGCCGGCAGCGAGATCGCTCAGTGGGCACTCGACCTGGTCATCAATGACCACCATGACTGGTACCTGCCAAGTCGCGATGAACTGGAACTCTGCTACCGGAACCTCAAGCCCACCGCGCAAGAGAACTGGGCATCGTTGCGCGACGGCGACAACCCCAGCAGCCTGCCAACCGGATATCCGTATAGCGAGCAAAGCCCAGGCCAGACTACCTCTCCCGAGTTTCAAGAGGGTGGTGCAGAAGCCTTCAGTGACAGCTGGTACCTCAGCAGTACGCAGTGCAGCCCGGGCACCGCGTGGATCCAGGGCTTCGATGGTGGCGGCCAGCACGGCGACCGCAAGGGCAACGCCCGTCGGGCTCGTGCCGTCCGCAGATTCAAGGTTACCCCTTAATCACTTCAGTCATTGATACCGCGCGCAGCGCGGTTCGCACAATTTTTTGAGGCTCTGACCATGAAGCAAGCACCACGAATTCAAGCCAAGAACCTGAACGTCACATTGAACTTCTTCGCACCCGAAACCGTAACGCCCATTCCAGGCACGCTGGCAACATTCGCAACAGCAGGTGTCTTTAGCGTGATCGCTCCCCCAGCCATCGGCACGTACTGGGGCGGAGAAGGAGGGATTTACGCCGGACTGATGCGCGGCGAAGACGGCCAACTGGATTACCACCTCGTCGTTGCCCGCGATGAAGACGGAGCAGCCAGCGATGCCGTATGGGGGTCTTATGGCAAAGATGAATCAGGCGCCAAACATGCGCGGGATGGCCTGCTCAACACGGCCTCACTTGCTGGGTCTGACAACGATCACCCGGCAGCTGACTGGGCGGCGAACCTCGACGTCAAGGGGCACACCGACTGGTACCTGCCAGCCCGCTTCGAGCTGGCACTGTGCTACGCATCGGTACCCGAACTGTTCGATGAAGCGTGGTACCTGAGCAGCACGCAGTACAGCCCGGGCACCGCGTGGATCCAGAACTTCGTTGCTGGCTACCAGAACCACCTCCCCAAGGACCTCGCCCGTCGGGCTCGTGCCGTCCGCAGAGTCGTTAGCACTTCAACCCTTTAACCCTTAAGGGGCGCGGGCGCAGCCCGTGCTTCGCGAGTTTTTCAGCATGGCCTTACACCACCAATTACCGATCTACAAACTGGCCAGCGATCTCGCCAGCCTAGCCGCTGACCTTGCCAAGAACATGCCGCGCGACTTCAAGCGGACGCTTGGCGAGAAAGTGCTGATGGAGTGTTTCGAAGTGGTGACACTGATCTTCAGGGCAAACGTAGCCACCGGGTCCGACCGGATCGTGCATATCCAGAAGTTGTTGGAGCACGTCCAGATTATCGAGCTGATGTTACGCCTCGCCGTGGACAAGCACTTGATCAGCACCAAGCAGTACGCCAGGGCTATCGAGATCACTGACCCGCTGGGTCGACAAGCAACAGGGTGGAAAAAACATGCCGCAACGTCGCCTGCCGCCTGAGCGTCAAGGCGCTCTCGCCTGCGCGATTTTGAATCTGGTCGTGCCGCTGGCCTTCCCGGCCACCGCCATGCGCATCAAGGGAACCGTCGGCATTCTGCCGTGCAGGCCCTGCGCAGTTGACCTGCTGATCGGTTTTCACCTTCGGCAGGCTGACGTAGATAGCACGACTTGGCGCAGTACAGCCCGAACAACGCGTGGATCCAGAACTTCGATGATGGCAACCAGAACAACGACCACAAGGACAACGCCCGTCGGGCTCGTGCCGTCCGCAGATACACACGCTGTAGCAGCAGGCCATGCTGATTTTTCTTTTGAGGCTTTGGTGCAGGCCTACTTCGACTGCCGTCGCAATAAACGCAGCAGTCGTAACGCCCTGGCCTTCGAGCTCAACCTGGAGCGCAACCTTATGCAACTGCATACCGAACTGATCGACCGCAGTTACCAGCCAGGCCCATCGATCTGTTTCGTGGTAACTCACCCGAAACCAAGAGAGGTCTGGGCAGCAGACTTTCGTGACCGCATCGTGCACCACCTGCTCTATAACCATATTGGTCCGCGCATTGAGCGCAGTTTCATTGCCGACAGCTGCGCCTGTATCACTGGGCGCGGCACGCTGTACGCTGCTCAGCGCTTGGAGGCCAAGATCCGCAGCATCACTCAGAACTGGAGCCAGCCGGCGCACTACCTCAAGTGCGACCTCGCCAACTTCTTTGTGAGCATAGATAAGCGCGTGCTCGAGCAGCAGCTGGCCACCCGCATCAAGGAACCCCAATGGCTGGCATTGGCCCAGCAGATACTGATGCACGACCCCCGAGAAAACTATCGGTTACACAGCACGCCGCGCCTGGTCAATCGAGTGCCGCAGCACAAGCGACTTGCCAGCCAACCGAGTTACCTGGGCCTGCCCATCGGTAACCTGAGCAGCCAGTTCTTTGCCAACCTGTACCTGGACACGCTAGACCAGCACGTCAAACACCGCATGCAGGTCCAGCATTACATCCGCTACGTCGATGACTTCGTGCTGCTGCATCAATCGCCAGAGCAACTCAGGACCTGGCTGAATGAATTGACAGACTTCCTTCCCGAGCGGCTGGGTGTCCGCCTCAACCCCAGCAAGACCATCCAGCAACCTATCAGTCGCGGTGTCGACTTTGTTGGCCAGGTGATCAAACCATGGCATCGCACCACCCGCCGTCGCACAGTCGAGCATGCGCTTAAGCGAGTTGCGACAGCGCCGGCCGCCGAACTGACCGAAACAGCTAACAGTTATTTCGGGCTACTCACCCAAGCAACTCATAGCCATACGGATCGACGCAAGCTGGCAAAGGCCGTACTGATGCGCGGCCAGACAGTCAATGCGAGACTCACCAAGACATATAAAAGGCGGGGAGCATGACGACTCTAAAATCTTGCCCGTTCTGTGAAGGCCCACCCAACGTCAGTGCATTCAACGATATCACTGGCATCATGGTCAGAGGGGAAACAGCATGACGACCCCGGCACTAGAAAGCAGCGAGGATCTGCTGGCCACACTCCGCGCCTTGGTAAATGAGCTGCGCGCACCCAAAGTCTCGATCGACGACGAACTATGGACCTCTGACGATATCGCTCAATATCTGAAGCTGGCCCAGTACACAGTTGAACGCCGCATCGTTGTACAGCCCGGTTTTCCGTTGGCATTTCAGCCATGCGCCACCGGCGCCAAGGCAGTGAAAAGATGGTTTGCCGGGGAAGTAATCAAATGGGCTCGTCAGAACCGCGCAAAGCTGCCCGTCCCGCGTGCCGCCCGCAAAGCTGCGTGACCACTGCCCTTCAATCCAGCCTCGCCGCCATCTCGGCGGCAGTGGCATTGTAATAGACCATCAAAGAACGCGGGTCCTTGTGCCCGGTAATGCGAGCCAGGTCGAGCACATCGACCTTTCGAGCAAGACGGGTCGTGGCTTCATGCCTGGTATCATGGAAGTGCAAGTCAACGATCTTTAGTTCATCCCTCACCTTCCGAAACATTGCATCCGCAGACGCGGATTCGAGTCTGAAAACCGCACCATCCTCCACCCTCTCGCCTAGCAACACCTTCAGCAACTCACCTGCACGCCGGGTCAAAGGCACGTTGCGGCTATCACCATTTTTGGTCATATCCAGCCGGACGTATCGATCCTTGAGGCGAACAGCTTTTACCGTCAGCCCAAGTATCTCGCCTTGTCGCATGGCCGTTTCGAGTGCCAGCAAAAACACATATGCCAACTCTTGCTGTAGAGTCGATGGCGCTACGCCATCGACGAACCCAAACCGATCAATGAGTGCCTTCTCTTCGGCAGCAGACACCCGACGATCACGCGGGCGACCGTTGCTAGGGCGCTTCACCTCACGCACCGGGTTAATCTTGCAGCACTTCCACTCCCGCTTTGCAATTTCGAAGACCGAAGAAAGCAGCGTCATCTCACGCCGCACTGACGGACTCGCAACCTTCTTAAGGCGAAGGTCACGCCATTCAGCAATTTGGTCAGCAGAGACGTCGCCGATCAACTCGCCCACAAACGTCAGCTCGTTATCCATTTTATCCAGGCGCAACTCTTCCCAGCGCTGACCAGCCTTGGTCGGAGAAACTTCGCGCTTGTATCGCCTGAGCGCGTCTGACAAAGTCATGTGGTTGCCGGTCTTGGCTTTCCCGGCTCCCGCGAGAATCTCAGCTTCGCGGTGTGTCGCCCAGGCGATAGCTGCCGCCTTCGTCGGTAGAGTCTGGGAATCCCTAATGCCGAGCTTCACCACCTCCGCACGCCATCCACCACTTCGTTTTCTGTATGACGCCACGCCGAATCCCCCTTGGCGTAAAAATGGCGTAAAGACTATCACGCCATTGAAACTATACGCCCGGAACTGTCTGAGTAAATCACCCTGAAAGCCTTTCATGGCAAGGGTTTGCAGGAAACTGCTACTATCTGCAACTTGCTGAGCAAACCTTTTAGATTCCCCCTCGGGGCACCAAGCAATGAAAGAAAGGCCTTGATTTTCAAGGCCTTTTTTTTCGTCTGGCGTAAAGCTGGCGTAACCGCACAATCAATTTCCAGCCCAGATCACCAGCGATAGTCGCTAAAACAACCCTCCCAATTCCGCTGGTTCCCAGTTCATGATCACCAGCTCCCCGCTGACCTCGGCTTTGCCTTGGCGCTGGTTTGTAGTGGTGTATCGGATATCCAACGTCTCGAAATGAAAGCCTTCGAACACCCGCCGAATATCCGGATGGTCGTTGATGCTGACCATCACCTTGCCTTTGCACCGTCGCATGAAGTCGGCCATTCGCTCATAGTTCTCGAACGGGAAGTCCACGCCATAACCAGCGGTCTGCCAGTAAGGCGGGTCCATGTAGTGAAAGGTGTGGGCACGGTCGTAGCGTTCGGCGCATTCAAGCCAGGGGAGGTTTTCAACGTAGGTGCCAGCCAGGCGCTGCCAAGCGGCCGATAGATTCTCCTCGATCCGCAGCAGGTTGGTGGCCGGGCCGGTGGTGGCGGTACCGAACGTCTGACCCGTGACCTTTCCAGCGAAAGCGTGGTGCTGCAGGTAGAAGAATCGGGCGGCGCGCTGGATATCGGTGAGGGTTTCTGGTCGGGTCATCTTCTGCCATTCAAAAATCTGGCGCGAGCTGAGCGCCCATTTGAATTGGCGTACGAACTCTTCGAGGTGGTTTTGCACGACACGATACAGGGTGACCAAGTCGCCATTGATGTCATTGAGGACTTCGGTGGGCGCGGCCTGGGGTCGCATGAAGTAGAGTGCGCCGCCACCGGCAAAGACTTCGACGTAACATTCATGGGGTGGGAAGAGGGGAATAAGGCGGTCGGCCAGGCGGCGTTTGCCGCCCATCCAAGGGATGATGGGTGAGGACATAAAAAGCAAGACCTTACTGTATGGATAAAAACAGGTGATAGGCTCGCTACGCTTTGTGCGCAGAGCAAAAGCCTTGGCTGGACTTGCGGGGCAGGGACGGCGATTGGTTTGATATTGATGCACCCTCCCTTTTTGAGTTGATCTCTACTGACACGCCCCCACTGCCGCGACCAACTCCTTTTCATACCCGATTCGCTGCCGCCGCTCGGCAAGCAATGCGCGCACCTTCACTTCGAGGGTGTCGGCTTTCGTCAAGCCAGCAGCAGCAAACGCAGGCGCCGAAACAACCGGCGCCCTGCAGGGAACCTGCACCGGCACCTCTACCCGCACAGTACGCACCTCGGGCTCTCGGGTTGCGCACCCCGCCAGCGCAGAACACAACACGACCATCATTACACCAGGTGTAAAGCCGGCAGTTCGACTCATAGCCCCAGCTCCTCATCAATGATTGAGGCGGCAGCCTGGGCCGGGTCGCCACCAATCCGCTCCTGCAGCAGCCGATTGGCGGCGGCGTAGTCGGGCTGGGCCTCTTCCTTCGCTTTAGTCATTAGCTGAGCGGCAGCTCGCTCCCGCACCTCGCCAGCCAGAACCAACTCGCCGAGCTTTCTGCCCTGCTCGCCTGCGAGAGCTTCCAGGTTGTCACGCCCAGCCTTGGCTATGGATAGATCGCTGTTCGCGGTATCGAGCAGCGGCCGGTAGTGCCCGGCGGCAAGCCAGATGCCCAGCCCGGTACCGGTGGCCAGCAGCAGGACTAGCGCCACACCAATGCCAGGCGCTCGCCATGTCACGGCACTCATGCGCCCCCCTCATCCCAATCGGGAAGGTCGAGCGTCTGGCCGGCGAGTTCATGCGTGCAGTCGCCGAGAAACTGGATTCGACCATCGGTCACGAACGAGTGACAGACCTTCTTCACGTCCTTAGAGGTATTGTCAAATTCGCCCGGGTTGTCGCTCGGTTCGCTCCATGTCACCAGCACGCTGGGCGTGAAGGTTGGCTTCTCGACATCGCCATTCCAGCCCCAGCGTGGCCCTGGGCCTGGACCGTGCGAAATACCGTGGATCATGTCGCAGCCTGGGCATCCGAAGAACAGCCGATCCGCTTCGGACTTGGCCAGTACGCGGGACAATCTGACGAAGGCTGTCATGGCACATCCTTGAAGAAGACGTGATGCCCAAGCTTCAGCGTTTGCTTGGCACCGGCTGCCCAGTCCGGAGCCTTGGTCATGGTGGTCGCGTAATAGTGCGTGGCGCCACCAGTGGGGTCTGGCACCTTGCCAGCCATCACATGGTCAGCGGCGATCTGCGCCTGAGCAAACTCACGGAACGGGATCGGCTTCGCGCCACTCAGGTAGGCGAAGTTCGGATCGTTCTTGTTCCAGCAGCTGAACTGGTACGGCTTCTGGCACACCCCGGCATAACCCTCCCCCCACCACGACTTGGCCTTGCCATCGTTCACGCGGTTTCGGATTGTCCAAGCCACGGCGATCTGGCCGTCCAGGCTTTCGCCGCGCGCCTCACCCCACAGCGTGCGAGCGAGGATGTCGCGGTCTTTATCGGTTGCAGTCATAACTTTTCTCCAGGCGAAAAAATGCCCGCGCTGGGCGGGCTGGATAGCTGAAATTTGTAGTCGATAGGGATGGTGTTACTGCGCCGACAGGTCCACGACCTTAAGCGGCGCTTTCTGCTTTTTCTTGCCCTTGGCGTCGGCCTTGCCTTTCTTGCCGCCGTTACACTCGACGGTGGTTGACCACCCCGCCTGGGTCCAGACCTGCTGGACTGAATCCACCAGGTAGCTGCCGTCCAAGCCTTCCTTGAACTCCCGCGCATCGATTTCCGACTCGGCGAACAGATCGGTACGCCCGGGCATTTCCAGGCGAACCCCGGCCGTCGAGCGGTTGAAGCCCGCCAGGCGTGCCTTGGCCGCTGCCTCGGCGGCGCTCTTGTTGGCATGGATGTGGCGGTCCGTATGAACAGGCGGCAGCCCGTCAGGTGTGGCCTCATTGCCCACCTCAACAGTGACCAACTTGCCCTTGTCATCCTGATAGCTGGCCTTGACCGCGCTCTTGACGTTGTCGTCGCCGAGACGGAATTGCCAGCGGCTCACGTCACTGCGGCGGATCGTGACCTTGGGCAGGTCCTTGCCGCTCGCGCTTTTTCCCGCCTGGCGGGGCAACACCAACAGCTTGCCGTCCGCCACCTTGGCCGTGCAGTCGTGCAGCTTGGCCAGCCGGTTGATGAAATTCAGGTCCGACTCGCCCAGTTGGTCTACCCGCTCGACCAGGGTGTCGACCGGGCACTCAGGAATCCAGCCGTTACGCTTGGCAATGTCGGCCACGATGCTAGACAGCGGCACCCCCTCCCAGCTGCCATCGCGAGTGGTCTTGGCGCTGCTGCGCGTGTCGCTGGACTTGCTGCGAATCACCACGGTGTCGGGTGGGCCAGAGACTTCGATTTCATCGACCGTGTAGCGCCCCAGCAGGGTCAGCCTGTCGCTTTCCCAGCCCAGGTACACCGCGATATTCGCGCCGCGACTGGGCAGGGTCAGGGCGCCGTCGCGATCATCCAGGCGCAACTCGAAGTCGTCGGAGTCGATGCCCGGCTTGTCGGTGGTACTGGCCGATAACAGTCGATCATTGATCAGGGCGGTGATGTCGTGCCCGTCCGCGACGATGCGAAAGACAGGTTTCATTGAGTCGCTCCAGAAACGAAAAAGCCCCGCATCGGCGGGGCTTCGGTGGAAGGAAACGGTTAATCGTCTTCGGCATCCGGCAACAGCTGGTTGCCGCTGATCAACAGCGGATAGTGGCAGTAGGGGCAGGACGTTTTTGCGGGTTTTGGCTGCAGCTCAAAGTGGGATCGACAGTTCGGGCACCGCGCCAAAAGGCTTTTCTCGCGGAAGCCGAAAACCTTCCAAGCATTGTTCCGAAAACCCCAAACCCCAATAACCAGCCAACAACCGGAATCATTGCCAGCAGGATGATTAGAATTATTCCCCAGAAAAACCAGTTAAACCGGTAGCCAATTTCGCCCCAGGTCGTGCGTTGTTTCGTGATTATTTCCGTTGCTCTTTCCATAGAAGGCCACCGACCAAAACGCCCATGGTACTGATCCGAGCGCTGATAGCAAATAGCCTTCAATCCCAGAGACGGACGGCTTCGTCCGCTGCCGTCACCACCTCGGGTAGGCGGATCAGCAGCCCGGCGCGGAACGGCTGGGGCTCCTTGGCGAGCCCTTCGTTGGCCTCCAGCACCGCTTCCACTGTGCCGCGTAGGTGGCCGTAGTAGTGGTGACAGAGGGTGTCCAGCAGATCTCCGTCAGATGTCCTGCATGTCATCGCCATAGCGGGCAAACTCCAAACTGAAACCCTGTTTACGGGGGATGCCGCCTTGCAGCAGCGCGCTTTGCTCGTCGTCGATGCTTAGCAGGCACCAACTACCCAGGACGTGACCGTAACCCGTGGTCAGCATCAGCGGCTGTAACTGCTGGCCAATGCTGCGCAAGGTGTCCAGCTGCTTTAAGCCGCCTTTGAAGCCCGGGAAAATCGCGCCCTTGAGCGTTAGTTTTTCTTCCCCCATGCCCACGGCCTGCTGCGCCGGTCGGCGCGAAAGCCGCTCCTGGCTGGCCCAGCGGTACGCGGTCGAACGCCGCAGCTCATCGAAAGCGGCGGTGTCCAGGTTGAAGTAGTACGGCTGTGCGTTGGGCTTGAGCGGCTGCATGATCAGCAGATGCGGAAACGCCTTGACCGCCTCCGGGGCCGGGGTTGCGCCCGGCGCCAGCGCGGCGGTGGGCACCACGGTGTCCGCCTTGAACCCGAACTTGGTAGCCAGCTTACTGGCCGCCGCCATCGCCCGGGTGCCTTGCTCCTTGAGTACCCCTATCCGCTCCTGCACCTGGGCTGCTGCGCGCGTGGCCTTTCCGTAGACCGCCGCGACCTGGCCGACCTTGGCTTGGGCGTTGGCAATCGCCCCGGTGATGCGTCCCAGCTTGGCGCCGATGGCCGGCCCGACAAAAGGCAGGCTCTCCAACTCATCCGCTGCGCCCGTCATGGAGCTGATCGCGCCATTGACCGGGCCCAGCATGCCGTCCACGTTTTTGCGGCCGGCCTCGCCCGCCTCCACCATGTACTTGAGGCCTGACTGCAATTTGGCTACATATTCCATCCGTCCTCCTTAGATATGTGGCTCGTCGCTCATGCTGCGCCGGCTGGCCTGCTGCGCCATCTCATCGAAGCGGCGCTGAATCTCCGGCATCAGTTCGTTCGCCAAGGCCCGAGGGTCTTTGGCGTCTCCGGCGACGGTGATGTTGAACACCGGCGCGTTGGTGGTGTTCTGCTCGATCTTGGCCGGCGCTGCTGGGGCCTGAGCCTTCTGCAGCGGCTTCATCAGGGCGGCGATAGGGGTTTGTGCCGTCGGGCTTTCAAACGAGCGAGCCACCTCACCAAACGTCGGCATCGAGGGCGCCGCGCCGTTACGCGTAACGGCCTGCGGCGAAACCACCGGGCGCTGTGCGGATTCAAGGCGCTTTTCTTCGGCGGTCTTTTCCGGGGCTTTCACCACCACCGGCTCATTCCCACCAAACAGAGACTTGCCCGCCAGGCCGCCCAAGGCGTCGCCGCCCATGCCGCCCAAGTAAGCGCCGATCATCCCGCCGACCACCGTGCCAATGATCGGCACGACCGAACCAATCGCGGCGCCTGTCGCTGCGCCAGCCATCGTCCCCGCCAAGCCGCCCGCTGCTTCGCCGTAACCCTCGGCCTTGGCTTGTGTGGTTTCGGCATTCTGATAGGTGTCCACGGCCTTCAAGCCAGCCTCAAGAAGAGATCCGCCCGGTATTCCCTTGCCAAGCTTGCTGATTTTGCTCGCGGCGGACGTCAGGCGGGCAACAGTGCTGACTGGGGCTGGGGGGGTGGGTGGGCGAGGCGGCGGACGCGGAACCGGAACGGGTGGTGTGGGTGGCCGGGGTGGGCGACGTCCAGCCCGACTACCTCCGGCGGGGCCGTTGCGCGTGCGCCGACCCGCCCGATTGCTACGGCCACCCTGGC